GTAAGCTATGCCAACGAGACACAAAGGACAAAGACCGATGTCCTGAACACGGTCACGTTCACCAAGACGAGCCATAAAAACGCCCAGGGAGACAAGTCCCTGAAGGTTGACCTTGATTTTATCATTGTCAACGGCGTCGACAGAGACGGCGTAAGACCTCTTTAATACGCCGTTAGTCTCAAAATAAATGACAAATTGGAGGAGAAAGAGCATGAAAGAAGTGGAAGCAAATAAAGGAACTACTGCCGAGGAGTACAAGGCAAAATACGGGAAGGTGTACCGCGTCGCCGTGACGCTTGAGCCGGACGACTCTACAACATTAGACCTTGAGTATTACTTCAGAAAGCCCGTTACGGCAAGCTATGACCGTTATGTCAAGGGAGTGGCTCAGAGCTCTACCAAGGCCCTGAAGACATTCGTCCTGGACAATGTTGTCGAGGAGCAGACGGCGAAGCTTGAGGCAGACCTGGAGGAATATCCGGCACTTGCCCTGAGCGTGGGCGAGAAACTGCTCAATATGCTGGGGTTGTCTAAAGACATAAATTTAAAGCAGCTTTAGAAGAGCAGCTCCGGGAGGTCAAATGCAATTATGTTGAGGCTGGAATGCTTGAAATACATAGGTATTTGCCTCCTGCTTTTCTAAAGAAAAATGTTGGAGAAATGGATATCGACGAGTTTCTGAGGGCGCTCGCCCAGGCGAGATATATCCAGGAGCTCGAAGAGAATGTCGTGGCAAGGGCGGTTTATAAGGTGTTTGGAGATTAAAAGAGCCGACCCATTTTAGAAGGTCGGCTCCCTGCGGAGAATCCAGCTTTTGTATAAAATTGTTGCGTTCCGCGTCCCTTTCCAGAAGCCCTCCTTCTTCTTGTCCAGGTGCTTTCCTACGTTATTCTGAAATCCCACCCAAAGGCAATAAGGGATTGAATATATCGTAAGGGGAACATAAATAATGACAGCAAGGCCAACTCCTAAACACAGGATGAAGATAAGAAGATGGAAAATGAATAAAATTACTGCCACGATATCGCCTCCCTTTTATCTAACTATAGCACATTTTGGAAGAAAAAAGCAACAGGGGGTGAAAAGGTATGAGCTTGGAATCGGTTTTCAAACTGTCGGTCATAGTCAACATGATTGACAATCTGACAGGCCCTATCGCAAGGGTTAACTCAAGCGTCGACAACTCGGTCGGAAGAATACAAAAACTAAATCAAGGCTTTGAAAGCATGGCAAAGACCGGGGCGGTAGTGGCGGGCGCTGGGTATGGAATAGCAAACGCGGCTCTTGCCCCTGTAGAGGCGACGTTTGAAACGAAGAAAGCTCTCGGAGAATTGGCTTCACTCGGTGTTAAAGACTTGAAATCCCTTGAAAACGCGGCAACGGACTTTTCGGACACCTGGGCGGGCACAACAAAGGCGGACTTTATAACGGCAGCATATGACATCAAGTCCGGTATATCCTCCCTGTCGGATGAAGCCGTCGCAAAATATACGGAGATTGCGGGTATTACAGCCAAAGGAACGAAATCAAGCATTGCCGAAATGACAAGCCTGTTCGCGACAGGATACGGTATTTACAAGGACTTTTACAAGGATATGAGCGACATCGACTTCGGGGAAATGTTCTCCGCCGGAATAGCAAAGTCGGTGCAGGCATTCAAGACGACAGGCTCGGGCATGGCCCAGGCGATTCAGACAATGGGTGCAGCGGCGACGAGCGCAAAAGTACCGATGGAAGAGCAGCTCACCATACTCGGAATGCTTCAGGCGACAATGAGCGGCAGCGAGGCCGGGACAAAATACAGGGCCTTCCTCCAATCTGCGGCAAAAGCGGGCGAAGAATTGGGACTGAAATTCACCGACGCCAACAACCAGCTTTTATCCATGCCTCAGATACTTGCGCTCCTGAAGGGCAAGTTCGGGGAGACTATGGATGCAGCCGAAAAGATGAAGCTCACGCAAGCCTTCGGGACGGATGAAGCCGTCAGCCTCATAGACTTACTCTACACCAAAACAGGAGACCTCCAGAACAACATATTGTCCATGTATGACAGTATGGGACAGGGAATCGGAGTCGCTCGCGATATGGCAAACGCAATCAACGCGCCCGAGGGAGAAAAATTCGTGAGGTTGCAGCAGCAGATTCATAACGTGGGAGAAGAAATCGGCAACCAGCTCCTCCCTACCTTCAACAACATGTTGGGTAAAGGAGAGCAAATACTTGAAAGCGTCAGTAAATGGATAAATAAACACCAGGAGCTCACCAAAATACTGACAATTGTCGTCTTGGCTTTAGGCATGTTTCTGACTGTTGCGGGTAGTTTAATTGCTATTGTTGGAGGGTTAGGACTTATTTTCTCTAAAACAATGGCATTCGCAAACGGTTTCAGATTAGCGATTAAAGGCATTCTCGATATGCTCTATACGATGCAGATTCGAGCCCTATATGCGGGGGATGCTCTCAAGGCCGGGTTCTCAAACATTAAGAATCTTGCCAGCAGCGCCGTAACGGGGATTAAAAACGTATCCATGTCCATTGTGAGCATGGCGAGAACCGCCGCCATAAACGGAGCGACGGCCCTCAAGAACATGGTTGTCGGGCTGGTAGGCATGGCAAGGCAGGCCGTTACAACAGCGGTCACGGCAATGCCCGGACTGATTGCCTCGGTATGGAGCTTTACAGCGGCTCTCCTGGCAAACCCTATCACATGGATTATTATTGGCATCGTGGCCCTCATAGCGGCAATCATTCTCCTATGGCAGAATTGGGACTCGGTGGTCAAGTGGATTCAAGGCGTTTGGAATGGATTTGTAAACGGCATCAAGGCAGGGTTCGACTGGATTATGAACCTGTTCTCAGGTATGCCGACATGGTTACAGGTGGCAATCGCAGCTTTTATGCCCTTCATCGGGATTCCGCTGCTGATAATCAACAATTGGAGCTCGATTAAATCATTCTTCTCCGGGTTGTGGGCTGGTATAACGGACGCCTTCAGGAGCGGAATTGATGGTGTGAAGAACTTCATCACCGGGACGCTCGCATGGTTCAGGGAATCGGGCTCAAAGATACTGACAACCTTCACGGACGGAATCAAGAGCGCGATATCGGCTCCCATAGAGGCGGTCAAGGGCGGACTGCAAAAAATCAGGAACCTCCTCCCCTTCTCGGATGCTAAGGAGGGGCCGCTTTCGCAGTTGACGCTTTCCGGAAGAAGAGTGTTTGAAACCGTTACAACAGGTATGCGGCAGACACAAGACCTCCCGGCAGATACGACGGAGCAGGCGTTCAATCAGATGGACTTTACCGCCCGCGACGGCGTGAAAAAGATTAACCTCAAGGAGACCCTGAAGGAAAGCAACAACAGCAGCACGTCGGAGACGACCGAGAAGGACAGCGGCAATTATATTGACAAGTTCTATATGTCGGTGGATATCAGCAAGCTCAAAGACCTCCCGACGCTCTTCAAGCTCCTGAAGGAAATCGAAGACTTTACAAACAGCAACGGGCCGAGCCCGCTGCCTGTCGGGGAGGGATAACCTTGGTAAAAGTGGGAGGAGTCATCCTCCCCGGCCTCTTCAAAAGCATCGACATCAAAGGCGAGGCTCAGATTGAAGAGCAGCAGGTCGAGGGGAACACGTCGAAGCCAAAGCAGGCAAGCGGGTTCGAGGATGCAAAGGTTACTCTGGAACTGGTTCTTGAAGACGGCCCGACAAAGACAAAGCTCCAAAAGCTCGCGACGATTCAAAATCTGTTCAAGAAACCGGGGCAGTCAAAGCCCGTGGTTCACCAGATAGTGAACGAGCATACGGCGGCAAGGGGCATATCAAAGGTCATTTTCAAGTCCCTGCAAACCAAGGAGGAAAACAAAAACAGCCAGCTATCGGTCACGATTGAGTTTTGGGAATATATCACAATGACCATTACAGCAACCAAGACGGCAGCGGCGAACGCATCCTTGAACCAGGACTATCAACAGTATTTGAGCACGAGCAGGGGCTCGGCTCCGAAGACTACAAACAAGACATCACAGACAGCAGCACAGGACAACGCACAGGGGCAGGCTTATAAAAACAAGCTTGCGGCAATGCCTTATTGAAAGGTGGTCAGGTATGGAAACAAACGAATTATTTTACCCTGAAATCAGCGCAAGCGTCGGGAGCTACAACTTCAGCCAGGGAATTGAGATTGAAGTCTATTCCTCCGATTCCTCATATTTCGATTGGGCCAAGGTAAGGTTTACACAGCAGTTTGAGGACAAGGTGACTTTCGCCAGGAAGGACAAGGCGGTGATTGAGCTCGGGTACAACGGGGTTTTTGACGAGGTCTTCGAGGGATATGTGGTAAGTCCGTACAATGAAGGCAGCTCACAGAATGAGATTACCCTCAAGGACGATATGCTGCTGCTTGAGGAGACGCTTATCACGAATACCTTCCTGGACGCGACGCCTCAAGAAATCCTCAAGTTTTGCCTCGGCAAGGCCGGAATCACAAAGGCGGTCATATCCTCTAAGGTATATCAGAAAAAGAAGACCGTCCCGGTGTTCAGGAAGAATGTTATCTCGGTCATTGAGGAAATTCATTCCGTTTGGGGAATCAAAGAAAAGTTTTTCTTCTCGGAAGGCGTCTTCTATTGGGGCGAAAAGCCGGAGCAAACCAAGGTATATGAGTTTGAATACGGCGTAAACATCATTTCCCTGAAGAGAGCAGGCGGCGTATGGGAGCTGGAGACTGTATCGACCCCGTTCATCAAGCACTCGCATAAAATCGCCGTCACGCATCCAAAGGTATCGGGGGAGTTTTATGTACAAAAGACGGTCTTCTTGACCAATGAGACCGGATTTATCAGGACATACATTTATTTTTAAGGGAGGGACTGCAAATGCTTGAGGCAATGATGAGCGCAGCCATAGACAAGAAAATAAAAACCGAATACCCTCACCTTGAGCTCCCTGCCGCCGTATATGCAAAGGTAACAAAGGTGCAGCAGCTCTCCGAAGGCTATGAGTACAACCTCAAAATCCTGGACGAAATCAAGGAAGTCAACGAGAGCTTCCCTGAGATTCCGGGGGTAATGTCGGAGATTGCGCTTGAGGCCGGAGACATTGCAGTCGTTCTCCTGCTATATGGAAAGCTGAATGTCTTTGTTGTAGGGAAGGTGATTTGATGGCTGGGTTATATGATACGGATATCAGGCTGGACTCCTCGTGGCAATTGACGCCTGCTGCAAATGGAGACACTCCTCTTGTATCGGGACTTGACTGTCTCTTCCAGGACATACAGCTTGAAGCTCTGACACAAGAAGGCGAGCTCTTCTACGACGAGACATGGGGATGGTCGCTCCTGGACTTCATACAGTCCCAGGACGACGACATCGTGAGGCTTGAAATCCAGCAGAGAGTCAAGGATAAGCTCAAAAACAGGAGCGAGATTGATACCGAAACCATAGAAACAGAGCTCGCTTTCGATAGCGACATGATAAGCGTCAAGGTATCGTTCAAATTCGTAAATGACTCTCAGACTTATCAATTAAACCTTGAGCTTGACAGGGTTAAAGTGGAGGTGATACTCGTATGATTGACGAAAAGGTACTGGATGAAATCCTCCCCATTCCCGACACGGAGGAATTAAAAAATTCAATCCAGGAGGAGCTTTCAAGCGAGGGCTTTTCGATAACAAACTTCAGCTCGGGCGGCATCTTCTATACCCTGCTGATGATACTCATTCAGATTAGGATTGAGCTGGTGAAGCTCCTGAGAACTGTTGTAAACAACATGTTCGTCTCACATGCTCAAGACATTTGGATGGAGCTGAAGGCGGCGGACTTCTCCAAGAAGAGAAAACAGCCGACAAAGACAAAGGGCTATGTAACCATTGAAAGGGACGTTTCAGGGAACGCGATAAAGATTGCAAAGGGAGACGTCTTCAAAACGGAGCAGGACATCAACGGCGAGGAGCTCCGGTTCCTGGTGACTGAGGATACAATCCTGCAAAAGGATTCATTGAGTCAGAAGATTCCTGCCGAGGCCGAGAAGGAAGGCTCAAAATACAACGTGCCTCCGGGGCAGATAAATAAGTCCCTCACTCATATTGAAGGTATCGACAGGATATACAACGCTGCCGACTGGCTTATTCAGGAAGGAAGCGACCTGGAGGACATCGAGAGCCTGAGAAGCAGAACCTTGAATTCATGGGCAGAGCTCTCAACCTATCCCATCCGGGATAAATACAAGAATGTTTGCGAAGGCGTCGAGGGCGTCCTGTTTGTCAGGGTTGACGACATGCATCCGCGAGGCCAGGGGACTATCGACATCATCGTAACCTCGACGGCAGGAGCCGCAACTCAGAGCCTGCTTGACAAGGTAGCAGCCGAGGCCGACACAATCAAAGGCCCGTATGACAATTTGCTTGTAAAATCCTCGGAAACCGTACAACAGGACTTTGAAATTGTTATTTATATTGCGGAGGATGCAAGCGACGAGGGTATTATTGAGAAGGGCGAAGCAATTATCACTGATTTAATGAAAATCAGCAAGGACAGGGAGCTCAACACGCTTTATCGGGATGATATCATATACGCTTTGAAGAAAGACATCCAGGCATACAAGAAGGCCGACATCATTTCTCCTGCTGCCGATGTGATTCTGAGCAATGACAAGGTTATTATACTCGGCCTGCTCAATATAACCGTTGGAAGGGTGTAAGGGTATGTTTGAAAAGTTTCAGGATTATATGTATTACCTTCTTTATGGGCCTCTCAAGAGGATTGCCAAGGTCAAGAACCAGTTTTACATCCTCTTCAAGGTGTTCGGAAAGCTCTTTGACCAGACAAAGCAGGACATTTTCAGAGTCCGTGAGGAGTCAATGGTTATCAGCGCAAGCGAAAAGATGCTTGAAGAGCATGGACGGGACAGAAATATGAAAAGGCTCAAGGGCGAGGATGTGGAAAACTATAGGATGAGGCTCTCAATGAAGAATATCATTGCCGAGACGGCGGGAACCAACGAAGGCATACTTCTTGTACTCAAGGCCCTCGGGTATGAGCAGTCGCGAATTGAGCCGTTTTACATCCATGACCCCGAAAGATGGGCCGAATTCACGGTTTACCTGTCGTCAAAGCAGCAAAGCGGCGTCAACGACATCACCATAATAGACAGCGAGGTCATGAAGGTAAAGCCTGCAAGCGGAAAGCCTTCCTACGGTATAGAAGAATCGACCGGAATTCAAGCAACGTCGAGCTTCAAAGACGGCTTTTCAAAATACCCGCTATGCAATAACCTTCTTTGCGGCGTGTGGCCTTATAATAACGACAATGTCGGATACTTGCTTGTATCAAACCTGAATGAGGAATCGGTATTCGACAGCGGCAGCTCCTCTTATCCTATGACCGGAGAGCTCGCTGCATCCGAAAGGCTGTACCAGGAGACGGACTTTGTCCAGCTTAGCAGGGACAGCTCAATAATGCAGGCAGGGACGGAATTCAAAGGGAATACGGTAAGCTATCCCCTTTGCAATCAAATAAAAGCAGGAGAATATCCCAATTAAAGGAGGCTTGAGGAATGAAAACATTAACCCCGGTAGGCATTAACAAGCAGCTCGCGAGGCTGAAGGATTCATTATCACATGCAACATATCTGCTGGATGGTCAGCAAAAACAGGTCGACATCTTCATGACGGAGCTGGACGGCAATCTCATAAAGATATTCGTCTACCTGGACGACACGGTCTCGGGGACGGTCGACAAAATCAGTTTGGTTGACAAGGATGGCGATGTGATAGCTCTTGCAGACAGGCAATTTATAAAGCCTCAGTCAAAAGGGCTGTACTCGGTCTTTGCATATACATTTACAGAAGTGGAGGTGAGCGCGTAAATGATTCCGTATAACATGAAGCAGTGGAAAGACCATATTGTGGATGAAGTGACCCAGGAAGTGATTCAGGAAGGTACTCCGGTCAGCGCTTCAAACCTGAACAATATGGAGACCGGGATTCTCGGGAACGACGGCTTCGCTTCGGTGCTGGTTCAACAGGCAATGCAGTTTAAAAGAAACATAGCCGACCTGGAGGGAGAGCTGCAACAAGTCAATTTGACCAATAACCAGGAGTACCCATTCAACAATTCGGTGATAACCGTCGCCCTCCTGAAGGAGAGAGACACTTTGAATTACCGGGTACTCACTGAAATTGTCAGCTCTGTCGGAATTGTCGGGGACATCGTGATTTACGACAAGGCAAAGAACGGCTTCAAAATCAAGTACACGGGTAGCGCAACAAGCGCAACAATAAAATGCTTCATTCAAGGAGGTATGTTTCAGTAATGGCTAACGTAATAATCAAGAGCAGCGAGAGGCAGGAAATGACAAACAAGGTCTTAAAGGACTTTGGACACAGCGGCTCAAGTGCTGACAAACAGACGAGAGAATACGCTGAATGCGTGGCTCAGAGGAGCCATGAAGCAATTAAAAGAGCGGAGGTGTCGAGAAAATGGTAAATATTGTTGAAAAGAACGAAGGCGAAAAAATCAATATCGTGGTCGACGGCACAAAGGTTACTCTCGAAGAGTGCATGACCCTTGACCTTGAGAAGTACGAAAGGGACTTTGACGTCCATATTGACATTTGTACCAATGAATTCGGGTTCCTGACCTTCGGCCTTAATGAAAGGTATGCCGCGCAGATAGATATTCCTGCAAGGTCTTACAATACCGTAACCGACGGCGAAGACGAGGAAGGAAACCCGAGGGAAATACAAGTCCCGGTTCCACTGGATATGGACAAAGTGACAATAACTTTATGGGCTAAAGGAGGCGCACAATAATGAACTTCGATGATATGAAACTGGCGGTTGAGGCTTTATCTGGAGGCAAGAATACGGTCAAATTTGACGATATGGGACTCCCTTCAATCATGGTGAGGATTCCCCTATTCAACAACGTTGATGTAATGGCTGGGGGAAGCAATACGGCTCACCCAATGTTCATTATAAACGGGGCTCAAATACCTGAAGTATTTATATCCAAGTATCAGAACATCGTCATGAATGATAGGGCTTACAGCCTGCCATATAAAGACCCGAAAGTATCCTTGAATTTTGACAATGCAAAGCTGTACTCGGAAAACAAGGGCGCCGGATGGCACTTGATGACAAATGCCGAGTGGGCCGGAGTTGCTCTTTGGTCAAAGAAAAACGGAACCATGCCGAGGGGTAACAATAACTATGGAGCTGACTATTCAACCGCTCATGAAAAAGGCGTAAAGACTTATAGCGACGACGGCGTGAGGACTTGCAGAGTCGCAACGGGCAGCGGCCCGGCGAGCTGGGCACACGACAACACGAATGAAGGTATATTTGACCTCAACGGTAATGTATGGGAATGGGTAGGAGCCTTGAGACTCAACAACGGCGAAATACAGGTCATTCCTAACAACGACGCGGCGAGGATAGTTGACCAGACAGCGGCAAGCGCATTGTGGAAAGCAATTATGCCGGACGGAAGTCTGGTAGCTCCTGGTACAGCCGGGACATTGAAGGTTGATTATACGGCGGCTCCTGCGGCGGGTACGGCTAATTTCCAGATATCAGACTCGATAGCATATCCGCAGCCTGATGATACGGCATACGGTTACAAAACATTTGAAACACTCACAGCAAAAGCAGGAGTCAACATACCGGAAATTTTAAAAGCATTGGGAATGTTCCCTCTTGATGCAAATTGCGGCGGAGACGGTTTTTACTTCAGGAACAACGGGGAAAGGCTTCCGATTCGTGGTGGCCGTTGGAGCAGCACCTCCAACGCGGGCGTGTTCGACGTGTACCTGCACAACCCTCGCTCGTATGTGTACACGGACCTCGGCTTCCGCTCCGCTTTTGTTAATCTGTAATCTGTTTTCTGATAATCTGTAGGGAGAGTGGCAACTCTCCCTCGGATTTGGAAAAGTGAGGTTTAAATGGAAGAGCTGAAGATATATCAAAAGGTTTATGACATGATAGTTTACGGGAATAACTGCTTGCTTCAGTTCCCCAGGTCGGAAAGATATGCACTCGCAACCGACATCAAAAAGTCGATGTATGCATTGCTGAAGCTGGTCATAGAAGCAAACAAAAAATATTATAAAAAGATTACCCTTCAGGAAATGGACATCGAACTGGAAGCATTAAAGACTTATATCAGGATTGCAGCAGACCCGAAATTCAAGTATTTAGGGCTCAAACAATATGAAAACTGGGGCAAGATGCTGAGTGAGATTGGACGCATGTTGGGCGGCTGGATGAAAGCGGTCAACAAATAAATATTTGAAACTATGGGGGATGAGTCTATTGAGCTTCCGATTCGTGGTGGCAATTGGAACAACACCTCCAACGCGGGCGTGTTCAACGTGAACCTGAACAACCCTCGCTCGAATGTGAACACGAACATCGGCTTCCGCTCCGCTCTACTCTCATAGTCAAAGGCTATAACCTCATGGGGTTATAGATAGTACAGAGAGAATAAAGGGACTCATTTCCCTGCCGACGAGGCAAAATATTGAATTGCTATAGAAGCATCAAGTAAATACTGAAAGGTGCTACATATAGCGAAACATTAAGGATACAAGGGGATGCACGAATTGTCTCAGAAGATAAAGGAAATATATCCGAAAATCATTGATTTTGAAAACCTGTATATATCAGCCCTTGAGGCAAAGAAGGAAAAGCGCTTCAGGGAGGAAGTATTGAGATTCAACAGCAATCTCGAAGAGAATTTGATTATTATTCAAAATGAGCTTATATATAAAACCTACAAGGTCGGCAAATATAGGCAGTTCTATATTTATGAGCCTAAACAGCGGCTTATTATGGCCTTGCCTTTCAAGGACAGAGTTGTCCAATGGGCCGTTTACAGGAACCTATATCCAGTCTATGACAAGCAATTTATCTATGATAGTTATGGATGCAGAATCGGAAAAGGCACTCACAGGGCGGCAGATAGGCTTCAATACTGGTTGCGGCAAGTAGACCGCAAACAGCAAAAGTATTATTATCTCAAGCTCGACATATCAAAGTATTTTTACAGGGTAAATCATGCAATACTGCTTGATATACTAAGAAAAAGAATCGAAGACAAAGACCTGATGTGGTTACTTGAAACCATAGTCGACAATGAGGATGTTCCTTTCGGCCTCCCTGCCGGGATGGAGGCCGACCAGTGCTCGGAGGATGACAGGTTATTTGATACAGGAATGCCTATCGGCAATTTGACCTCCCAGCTATTTGCAAACGTATATTTGAACGAGCTCGACCAGTATGTAAAGAACGACCTTAAAATCCATTACTATATCAGGTACATGGATGATATAATAATACTGTCTGATGACAAAAGACAGCTCCATCAAGTCAAGGAGGATATTGAGATATTCCTGAAGGAAAAGCTCGCCCTTGACCTGAATAAAAAGACGGCAATCAGGCCCATATCATGCGGCATTGAATTTGTGGGCTTCAGAATATGGCCTACTCATAGGAAACTTAAAAAGGGTACTGCAAAGAAGATTAAAAGGCAGGTCAAGAAGCTTCAGGAAGCCTATGAAGACGGCTCTATTGACTTTGAGAGGGTAAATGCTTCAATGCAGTCTTATCTCGGCGTTATGAAGCATTTTAACAGCTATAACTTTAAAACAAAACTCCTGAATGATGCTATCTTCCGAAGGAACGAAAAAGCGGTCAAACAGGAGCGTTATTCGCAAAATAAGTGACAAAGTCGGGGTTTGGGGTTCTTAGAAGAGGTTCATAAAACCGATGTAGTTTTTGCCAAAAATCTTGAGAACTTTTGCCAAAAATTTTGCGCAGCTACAACCTCAAGGAGAAAATCAAAGGTTAGGAGTGAAGGTATTATGCAAAAAAATTGGAATACACTCTTTTTTAGAGCCGTTTTATCCTATACATCCGTCGTTGTCTTATTATCTATAATTTTCCTTTCGCATGGCGCCTTTTTGATAAGCTGCGTTTTTCTGCTGGAATTGCTGGGCTTGGTTATCAGCTTGGAGATTATCGATTACCTGTTAAGCAAAATAGAATTCCGTTCCAGAATTCTCTATCTCTGCATAGAATTTTCCCTGATGTATTTATGCTTCTTAGCTTTTTCATATTTGGCTAAGTGGTTCGGTTTTAGCATTGCGCATCTATTATTGTCTTCCGGCATGTTTGCCGGACTGTTTTTATTGCTCCATTTGTATGATTATATTTTACTTCGAACAGAAGCCGACAGCATCAATCAGAAGCTGCTAAAAGGAAGAGATATGTAAGGAGGCGTTTGACTTGTATTTTTTCGGTGATACTTACTTTCCTGAAGCCCTCGTCAAAAATGCTTTTCAAATGATGTTTTTCATTATCCTGATTACAGAAATCTCAATATTACTTCTTACAACCTGGAGCAGCCGAAAAAAATCTGAAGAAAAGAAAAAGCAAGACCGGGGCTCCATGCTGTTTATGATAACCGGATACTGGGCGGCAATCTTTCTAAACCCAATCTGTGTTCACTTTATGCCATTTATACTCCCACTCAACCTATTTTGGGTCGGGGCCGCATTTGTTATGCTTGGTATATTTGTCCGGGTGTATTCAGTATGGACATTAAGAAAATTCTTTACCTTAAATGTTCAAATTGCTTCAAAACAAGAGCTTATTAGGAACGGGCCTTATAAATACATCCGCCATCCGGCTTATACAGGGAGTATTCTCACACTACTCGGAGCTGCATTTTCATTTCGCTCTCCCTTTGGTCTGGTAGCAACTGCAATTATCGTAATCGTGATATATGGCTACCGAATCAGAATTGAGGAAAGGCTTTTGGAAGAAAGCTTTGGGGAGGTTTATAAAAGTTATGAGAAAGAAACATGGAGACTAGTTCCACATATATGGTAATTTTTGTATAAGATATATAATTATCTAATTCTCCTTTGCAGGCACAACAAAGTAACTGTCCGAAAAGCCGCGGCATGTGCTGTGAAATAGTCAAATATATCATATTCTTATTGATACATAACCAGGCAATTGTTATAGTATTATGGAATGCTGTTTTAAGGAGCGCTTTTGAATGGTCTTCCTATATTCGTTTATTATTGCTGTTTTGCTGCTTCTGGCTTACATGTACCTCGAAACCGGATGGCTCAAGGTGGAACGCGTCGATCTTTCCAGGGGCGGAGACGGCCTGAAGATACTGCAGCTTTCCGATCTGCATGTATACATGCTCGCCGTAGGGTCCGAAAGAGTCAGGAAAGTGATCAAAGCCGAAAACCCGGACGTAATCATACTTACAGGCGACTATATAAACGAACCGGTCCATGCCTCCGGTTTTCTTGAATACCTGCACAGCGCAACCAGGGGGTACAGGACCCTGCTCTGCCTGGGGAACCATGATTTCAGGGCTTTTAAGGGCAACCCCAGGGGTCTCGCCAATTTTATAAAGGAAATCGAGGCTCTTCAGGTTGAAGTGCTGCACAACCGTTCGGTTGTGATCGAAAAAGGCACGGCGAAATACAATTTCATTGGCATCGAGGACCTGCGGGAAGGCAGTCCGGATATCGAAAAGGCACTTGAGGGCACTCTGCCGGATATTCCCAAAATAGCCTTCACCCACAATCCCGACCTGGCGCTGCACATTCCGGGCAAGATCGTCGACTGCCTGCTCTGCGGGCATTTTCACGGCGGCCAGATATGGATGCCCTGGAATCTGGAATTCTTCTTGCTGCGCAAGGACGAGCTGTGCAGGATGGGCCTCAGGCGGGGCCTTCACAGGATCAATGACATCAAGGTATACATGAACAGGGGGCTGGGCAATGTCGTCGTACCCCTGCGCTTCCTGTCAAGGCCGGAGATAACGGTAATAAATATCGGATAATAATGCATAAAAAATCCGCCGAACCAAAATTCAGCGGACTTTTGAAAATTACTGCCTCGTATACGCTTTTTTTGATGCCGTCACGAGAAAGGTGAAATTCCGGCCTCCGTAATATCAAAATAGGGGCATATCACAGCCTTTTTTCCAGCTTTTCCTTTTCGGCCTCATAACCCGGCTTTCCAAGGAGAGCGAACATGTTCTTCTTATAAGCCTCCACGCCGGGCTGGTCGAAGGGGTTGACCCCGAGGAGGTAGCCGCTGATGCCGCACGCTTTTTCAAAGAAATATACCAGGCTGCCGAACCAGTAGCTGTCCATCTCCGGCACGCTTACCACGAGGTTCGGAACGCCGCCGTCGGTATGGGCGAGTATTGTGCCCTGCATCGCCTTCTTGTTGACCAGGTCTATGTCCTTCCCGGTGAGGAAATTCAGTCCGTCTATGTTGTCCCTGTCTGCCTTTATATCCATGTTCTTTCTTGGCTTCTCAACGCTCAAAACCGTCTCGAATATGTTCCTGAGCCCGTCCTGCACATACTGCCCCATGGAATGCAGGTCCGTCGTGAAATCGACTCCCGCCGGGAATATGCCCTTCTGGTCCTTGCCTTCGCTTTCCCCGTAGAGCTGCTTCCACCACTCCGTGAAGAAGTGCAGAGAGGGCTCATAGTTCACCATTATCTCGGTCGTCTTGCCCTTCCTGTAAAGCGCGTTCCTTGCGGCCGCATACCTGTAGCAATCGTTTGACGCCGGGTCCGGGTTTTTGTAAAGCTCATATGCGTCCGCGGCGCCCCTCATTATCAGACCGACATCTACGCCCGCAACGGCGATCGGGAGAAGTCCGACGGGCGTCAGCACGGAATACCTGCCGCCCACGTCGTCCGGTATCACGAAGCTCTCGTATTTTTCCTCGTCCGCGAGCTTCTTCAGCGCTCCCCTGGCCCTGTCGGTCGTGGCGTAGATTCTTTTGCCCGCACCGGCCTTGCCGTATTTATCCTCCAGGTACTCCCTGAATATCCTGAAAGCGAGGGCAGGCTCGGTGGTGGTTCCGGACTTTGATATGACATTGACCGAAATGTCCTTGCCCTTCAGAAGCTCCAGCAGCTCAATGATGTAGGTCGAGCTGATGCTGTTGCCCACGAAGTATATCTCAGGCGTCTTTCTTTCGGATTTCGGCAGGAGATTGTAAAAGGAGTGGGTCAGGGCCTCAATAGCCGCCCTTGCTCCGAGGTACGAGCCGCCTATCCCTATCACGACAAGCGCGTCCGAGTCGGATTTTATTTTTTCGGCAGCCGCCTTGATCCTGGCAAATTCCTCTCTATCATAGGCGGCCGGCAGCTCGACCCAGCCCACGTAGTCGTTTCCTGCCCCCGTCTTCTCATGCAGCATTTTGTGCGCCGACTTTATATAATCGTTAAAATAGGCTATTTCATGCTCCTTTACGAAGGAAAGGGCTTTTGAATAATCGAAGCTCAGCTTTTGCATAGGTAAAAACCTCCTTAATTATTCTTGAAATATCTCATGTTTTCTCACTCAATCTTAGATTTTCACTTTCTCCAAAACAAGCCAACTGGGCAGATGTAGCATTGTTGCACAATTATGGATGCTGTTATGAATACC